TTAAATCTGTGATTAAGGGATGGAAAGGCTTAAAATATTCTTACCTCGAAGAGCTTCTATTGGTGGACATTAGTAGTCTTGATCCCGAAGATGAACTTTTATTTTCTCAAGAAAATGCTGAAACGCTGATGAAAAATGCAGCTGATTTCGACACTTGGGTTACAGAAGTAACAGGTGATCTTGAAAATTTTACCAGAGCCAAGTAAAACAAATACTTGGTCTCTTAGACAAACAATATAAAGACGGACAACTCGAACTCGACGTTTATTTAGACCTATGTGAACAGAGAGGAGAAGATCCTGACTTTGACGAAATGCCACCAACTACAGAGGATTATCCTTTTGAAGTTCAGGTGGCTTTTTTATTGCACGACCTTTTGCCAGATCGTTGGGAAGGTATGAGTGGTTCGTATATGGGGAAAGATTTTTCTTCCATTGGAACACTCCTTGATATATGGCAAGTAAAAGATAAAAAAACTTGCTTGTACTTTATAAAACATATTGAAGCACGAAATACAGGAAAAATAAATAAGTCGCAAGAAAGAAAAAGAAAAGCGCAAGAAAATAAAGCTAAGGCAGGCAAAGGCGGAATAAACTCTGCAAATATACCAAGATAAATGGCAAAAATAAAAGGCGGAAAGTTAACATTCGAAGTATCTGATGATGGCAGTTTAAAGCTATTAGAAGGTAAAACGAAAAAAACAAAAAAGGCAGTTGATGCATTAGGTAAATCTGAAGCAACTCTAAATCGTAACTTTAAGGGCGCATCTCAGCAGTCCTCAAATCAAACCAAAAACTTTTCAAAAATGGCTCAGGGCATTACTGGTGGTCTTGTGCCTGCATATGCTACCTTAGCCGCTAATATATTTGCTATTGGAGCAGCTTTTAGATTTTTACAAAGTGCTGCAGATTTTAGAATATTAACACAAGGACAAGCAGAATACGCTACAAGAACAGGACAGTCTTTATCAATTATGACTCGTCAACTACAAGCAGCTACTGACGGTCAATTAGCGTTTGCAGATGCTGCTCAATCAGTAGCCATTGGAACAGCTGCAGGACTTTCAATCAAACAAATCAATGAACTAGGTGTTGTTGCAAAAAACGCATCACTTATGTTAGGTCGAGATCTTACAGATTCATTTAATAGATTAGTAAGAGGTGCTGTGAAAGCGGAACCCGAACTATTGGATGAATTAGGTATTATTCTACGACTAGAAACTGCATCAGAAAAGTATGCTATTTCTATTGGAAAGACTAAAGATCAATTGAATATATTTGAAAAATCACAAGCAGTTGTAAATGAAGTTTTAGAACAAGGTTTAGAAAAGTTTGGTGGAGTAGAAACTCAAACAAACTCATTAACAAAATTAGCAAAATCATTCGATGACTTAGTAAACTCTATAAAGAGTGCAATTGGACCAATAGCAGAATTTATGGCAATAGCCCTTTCTCAAAATACTGCTGCAACAGCAGGTGCAGGTTTATTACTAGGTGGTGGAGTACTTAGAGCAATAACTCCAGAAACAAGACCTCTAGGATCAGATCAAGCCACAGGCTTACGAGCACAAGAGCAGTTTGATATGCTTTATAGTGGTAAACGGTCTATACACCAAAAAGGCGCACTAAAAGCTATTGAACGTGATATGGAAAAAGCATACAAAAAAGCCGAAAAAGGTAAAATAAAATCTGTATTTAATGTTGAAAGATTTACACGAGCTGAAGCACGACGAACATTGCAAACTCTAAAAGTGTTAAAACTTGAAGAAGAAGCAATGAATGCAGGTTTCTTTAAAAGACTTATTGTTGGAGTTAAAGCAACTTATGCTCAATACCGTATTGAACATGGAGTCACCATGTCATTTATTAAAACAAGTGCAGTAGTCGCAGGGCAAGTAATGAATAAAGCCCTTATGTTGGCTAGTTATATTGGTATAGCAATCAGTGTTATCGGTGTTTTAGGACAACTATTTGATAAATCAGAGAAAGCCGAAAAAGCATTTAAAGTAGCACAAAAAGAATTTAGTAATTTATTTTCTCAAAATGCAACAGATCTTGAGAATACAATTGAAGGTTTAAGAACTCATAATGCTTTATTAACAAATGCCTTACAAACAGCAAGAGCTTTATCAAATATTGATTATACACAAGCTAGAGCAGCTTTTGCAGGCGGTTTGGGCGGAATGACAGTAGGGGGAAAATCGGATAATAGCTTTGGAACTAGAATAAATACTTTTCTTGCGGGTATTATGCCAGGCAGCGCAGATAATCCAAATTCAGTAGGTAATCAACTTCAAGCTACACTCAGTCCAGAGCAAGTAAAAGGTATGACAGGAATGGTTTCAACTTTAAATTCACAAATGAAACTACTTGTTGAAGGAGGTACTTATCATACTGAATTAGCTGATTTAGCGAGAGATATTCAATCCGTCATAGATGTTTTTGGTGAGGGAAAAGGCACTCAAGGTGATTTTGATGACTTTTTAGGTATTCTAGATAAATTAGAAGAAGGAACAGGAGCACAAACAGGATTAAATAATCTTGGAATGACAACTCAAATTATGGCAAGTTCCGCACAGGATTTCGCTAAAGCACTCAATTCTTTTAGAGCACCTCAAACACAATTAACTCGTTTAACAACTAACATAAAAGCTGTTGGTCAAGCTTTGGGAGGAGTTGGAAAAGCTTTTGCAACTGGCGAGTTTAAAATGAAAATGGGAGCAGATGGAAAAGGAACTTTCTTTGATGCAGCAACAACTTCAATGATGAGCACTTTCTTACCTGGTAGCGTTATGGAGGCAATGAAAGCAGAACAAGAAGGATTATTAGCTGGAAAAGCAGATATGTCTGACGAAGCTTTTGCAAAAGCTGGAGGAGCTTTTATTGCTAAATATGGGGGTATGGTTGAAGCAGAGGCAAACCGACTACATAAAATAGAAATGGGCATGATTACAGGAAAAGTTGCTCTTGAAACTGCACTACTTGATCGTACAATGGGTCAATCAAAAATGAGAGCAAAACAATTACAAAAAGAAGGAGCACTACTTGAACTTCAAAGACAACAAAAAGATACTTTAACCTTAATTCAAGAACTAGAATCAAAAGAGTTAGATAAAGACGATGCACAAATAGCACTAGAAAACGAAAAATTAGATAATATAAAGAAAAAAATAGAAAAAGCAAAAATGGAAGCAAGCGCTTTACATCAAGTACAGCAAGCTTTCCGAGACTCTTTTGAATCAAGTATGGCAACAGCTTTCCAAAGTATTATAGAAGGTACTTCAAACATGAAAGATGCTTTCTTAAGTATGACAAAATCAATACTATCAGCAATGGCTCAAGTACTTGCTCAACAAGCAGCAATAGCAATTATGGGCTCTATACCGTTCTTTCCAGGACTGGGACCAACAGGCAGGGATGGTGGAGTAATGAGTTCCCCTGGATATCGTTCATTTGGAACGGGTGGAGTATCAGATGGACCAGAGTCAGGGTATCCTGCAGTGCTTCACGGAACAGAGGCAGTCGTGCCGCTTCCAAACGGAAGAAGTATACCAGTAGAAATGTCTGGTGGAGCGGGTGGAAACAATATCAGCGTAAATGTAAATATGACAACAGGAGAAACTTCTTCAACAGGTGGAGGAGAACAAGCATACGCACTAGGAAGAGCAATATCAACAGCAGTACAAACAGAACTTGAAAAACAACAACGACCAGGCGGCACATTAAGCCCTTATTAATAGATCATGGCATTTGGAATATTTAAAGCAGACGGTGGAAATATAACAGGATTCTCTGCGCCTGTACAACCTGATAAAGGACTCTCTCGATCAAATACCCCAAGAGTATTACTTGCAAGCTTTGGAGACGGATATGAACAACGATTAGCTGACGGAATTAATATTCTTGATCAAAGTATGAGTATATCTTTTTCAACAAGACCAAAAGCAGAGATAGATGATCTTGTTGCATTTTTTGAAAGTCTGAAAGGAGTAGATAAATTTAAGTTTAGTTTAGAGGACAGCAATGAAGGCTCAAGCACAGAAACAATATTTTGCATTTGCTCTAGCTGGAATCAAACTTGGGCTTTTGAGAATTTTTATACATTAACAGCAACATTTAGGAGAGTTTACGAGTCATGACACTAGTAAGTGATTTTCAAAAACAATCACCAGGTTCCGAACTTGTTGAACTTTTTGAAATAGAAAAAGCAGACGGATCTTTTGCATACTTTACAAGAGGAGAGGATTCTGATGGTTCCTCTTTACAAATGTATGATTATAGTTCTCCAAGTACTTTAAGAACCTATGCTCCAATTCCGATTACAATGGATGGCTTTGATATTAAGTCTACAGGAGCAATGGCAAGACCTGTTTTTAATGTTGCAATTGTAGACAATACTTTTTCAACTGCAATCGGAACAACTGATTATGATACTTTACTAGGTAAAAAAATAATTCGAAGATTAACACTAAAAAGATATTTACAGGGAGAAAGCTCTGATCCAGGCGCAGGAAATACTCCGATAGAATTTACACGACAAGTCTGGACAGTATCAAAAATTAACTCAAGAGATGCTTTAAATCTTTCTTATGAATTAACTGCTCCTTTTGATTTACAAGGAGTACAAATACCAGCAAGAGAAATTGTATCAAATGCATGTCCTTGGGAGTATACAGGAGCAAGCCCAGACTTAGCTGAGCACGCAAAATGCGGTGGATGTAGTTGGCATCAAGAAAGTAAATTTACTCGTCAAAATTATACTACATCAGGAACAGCAGTAAATGGAACTGAACATACAGTATATGTAACTTTAGATGATGAATATATTGTTCCTGCAAGTGGAAGTTTTACAAATTATACTACAGCTTCAGGAGCAACAAGTTTTGCAGTAAGTGATTATATAAAAACAACAGGAACAGCAGTAAAGGTAACTACTACAGGCTCTTTTACAAGTGCTAGTATAACCGAATATTGGATAGTAAATACAGCAGGTACAAAAACAGCACTTGGAACGCCTTCAGATTCAAATGCAAAATTTGATAGAGTAAGAGTACATCAAGGAGCGTATTCAAATAGTACAACTTATAATGCTTACACTGATGATAAATTAAATGACATTGTTACTTATGCAAGTGGCGGAAAGACTTATGCTTGGAAAACAAAAGTTACCCATGCAGGAAATGCGCCAGGATTTAATAATTTTTGGAAAAGAGCAGATGAGTGTGGTAAAAAATTATCATCTTGTGGAAAACGATTTGGCTTTTCGCCTGTAGATGCTACTTCAGCAACTTCGAGAGCGAAAGCAGAAATAAATACTACAGTAACATTACCTTTTGGAGCCTTTCCAGGTTCAAAAAACTTTAAGTGAAATTTCTGGATCAAATATTTGCTCAGGCAGCTGCCGAGGCACCTCGTGAAATGTGTGGACTTATTGTTGAGGAAAATAACGAAGAAAAATATATTCCTTGTGAGAATATATCCACAGAAGAAAATCAATTTGAAATTGACGGAAAAGTTTTAGGTAAGTATCAGTTAATTTCTAAAATAAAATATATAGTCCATAGTCACTATATGCAAAATTGTCATCCAAGCAAGCATGACAAAGACATGGCAAAAGCATTGCAGATACCATATTTAATTGTATCATACCCAGAAAAAGGAGTAGAAATATATGACCCACGTTAAGCTAATGGGAGAACTCGGAGAAAAGTTTGGAACGGACTGGCACATGGCTACGTCTAGCTTTCGTGATATATTTAAACTTATTGATTGTCAAACAGAAGGATTCAAACAATATATACTAGAATGTAATGAAAAAGGATTAGACTTTGATATATTAAATGGAAAAGATTTACTAGAAGATGGCTACTCTGTTATGTTAGAAAAACCAAAAGATATTGTAGTAATAACACCAAGAGCGGCAGGAGCTGGAAGTTTTAGTGATGCATTTAAGATTATTGCAGGAGCATTATTAATTATATATGGACCTGGATTTATAAAAGATATATTTGCAAATGCAGAAGCTGAAGCCGTAGCTAGTGCTACAGCAGAAGGAGCTGCAGCTGGTGCAGACATGACTAAAGTGGCAATGGATATAGAAGCAAAATATGCAACCTATACCCAAGCAGCATCATGGGGAGTATCAACACTTGGTGTCGGACTCGCAATGTCAGGTGTTGTTGGATATATGACACCAGAAAGTCCTTCAGAAGCAGGAGACAGTTATCTCTTTGATGGACCACAGAATAATACAAAACAAGGAATACCAGTGCCTTTACTTTATGGAGAACTCATAGTAGGAGGAGCACTTACCAATATTGGGTTTATAGATACTAAAATAAATTATCAACAAACAGGATATACAATTATATCACCTGACACAAGTTCACCTAATGGCTCGTACGGAGATCAAGGACAAGACGAAAATGGACATAATAAAGCAGGTGGCGGTGGAAATGGAGCATCGGGACAATTTAAATGAAAAATTTAGGTAGATTTTACGACTTAACAAATGGTGGGCAAGCACAAGGAGCAGGATCAAGTTCATCAATAGTAAATAATCCAAATGAATATCAAACAGCTGTTGTATATGATCTTATATCAGAAGGTCCTATCCAAGGACTTGTGAATGGCACTGATTCAATATATCTAGATCAAACAGCAGCAACAATTGGATCTATTGGAACAAAACATAATATTGCAGAAAGTCTAGACGTTTCATTCACAGCGAGTTCTTTAACTGTTGTTGATAATGTAAACAGTATGTTTAGTGGCTTATCCGTAAATGATGGAGACAGATATATAAATATAGCAGGGGCAAAGAAAGCTATTACTGGCGGATTAAGCATGACAAAGGGAAGTAATACTGTAACTGCAAGTTCAAGTTTCTTTAATGCAAATGATCTTTATATTCCTGGAACTGTTGATGGAATGAAACAGTTTGTGACTGTAAAAGGAGCAGGAGTAAATGGAGGAGTTCTTCGCTCAGAAGTTATTGCTTTTACTTCAGCAACTTCTGTACAATTAGCCTTGCCTGCCTCAACTACAGTATCAAGTGCAGATGGAACAGTGGATAAAGTTGGAAAAATAGCTTCAATTACAAATACAACAACAGCAGTCATATCAAATATATCAGCGCAAGGAACAGATGCAAGAAATGTATCAAATGTTACTGCTTTTACAACTACTCCAAAATTAAATATTACAGATACTCCTATCTATAATCATGGAGCATTTCAATATGCTTTTATGAATGGATATCGAAGTCAACCATTACTTCAAAGTTTTCCAGGAGTTGGTAGTGCTTCAATCGTACATTCTGCAACTACAGAAATACAACAAACAGATTTATCGTCTATAACAGGAAGTCAAAGTAATATAACAAGTGGAGGATATCACTCAACAACTGGAAATGCAACGGCTTCCGCAACTACAATATCTGCAAGTACAATGGGTATAAGTAATCAACCCGAAATAGACAAACTTAAATTAACGTTTAAATTTCCAATGATGCTTGCAAGTAAAAAAAGCTCTGGAGATGAAGCTCCCGCACATGTTGAGCTACGAATATTTCTAGGTTTTAAACGAGCAGGAGACTCCTCTTTTACAGAAGTACAAATCTTTGGTCCAACAGATGCACAAATCTCTGCCAGACCAACAGGAAGAAGAACTTCAAATTTTAGAGGTCGTTTAGGCATGAATACTGGATTTGTTGAAGCAGAGACAAAAGCGCCCTTTATTGAAACTTTTACAATTAACATGGAAGAATTT